TATCGACATCATCGATTGGGATTTGTCCGAGTCGGAGGCTGAGGTTGTCACACAGATTGTGATGCAAGGGTCTTACGGCGGGAACGTCGATTACAGTTTAGGGGAAGAGACGACGCCCTTCACGAGCGTCACTGACTACCACCTCTTGCGTAAGTACGGCTGGAGATCGCATCCGTACAACTCAGAGTTCTTAGGTGACCCTCAGCTCATGTTCTATCACGGGCTCGACGTCCTTGATCGGATCAACTCGAAGCGACATCGCGGTACTGTTACGATCCCTCATCGACCGGAACTACGTCTTGGCTTTCCGATCTATCTCGCGCCCAAAGACCAGATTTGGTACGTCTCTGGGATTTCACACAACATCGCGTTTGGTAGCCGTGCGACGACAACGCTGACGCTTACGGCCAAGCGCTCCAAACATATTGCGATCAAGGGGATTGGTTCTCTCAATCTCAAGTCGTACAAGGGTGGAGCCGTCTCTGCTCCCGTAGAGGGTTCTGATCCAACTTTCAAGTACACGTCTCGTCAGCTCTCTCGAAACGGCACGTTTGAATTGAAGATGGGCGCTGCGGGGACGCTCCCTCCTGATCCAGATCAGGTCGTGGCTGGCGCGGACAACCCTTACGATCCGCTTCTACTTCGTCACCCAAAAACAGGACGTATCGTAGGGTACCCCAACGTCGTCATGGTTTACACGAGGCCTTTCTCTCCTGCGGACAAGGACATCGCGGATCGCGTGGCGGGTAAGACCAAGACGAATCCCAACGTCGCTAAGGATCAAGCCAAGAAGCTTGAGAATAACGCAGCTCAAACTGCGGGCGAGATTGATCGGTTTCTAACGACGAATGCTGACCGTCTTCGTGAAAAACATCTGACCAACCGTTACCAGTATGGATTGAACTCGGCTGGGGTTTACGTCTACGCACACGACGGCGGTGAGGGTGGGAAAAACCCCAAGGGTGTCATAGGGGAGATGTTGCTTCTTCCTTCTGCGAATCTGATTGTCACTCCGGAGCCTAGTTCCGAGCACAAACTCTTCCGATCGAAATCCGCTTTGATCCGCCCTGTCTCGGATGAGCGTGGTTTCGAGGTTGTCGGTCACTTCAGGTATGGGCGTCGAGTGGCGTTGCGCGATGGGCGGCTCATCCTCACAGGGACTCTCAACAATGCTGCGAACGTAGACACACAGCTTGCCCTCAGCGGGGGTCTCTTCGAGACACTCAATGCGCAATCTCAAGGGCTCACGTCTATCTCGACTGCCTACTTGAACCCAGCTTCTACGATCACTTCGCTTCAACCCGAAGACCTCCAGACAGCCGCTGCGTACCTGCCAGACACTCAAACACCTGCTTACACAGACGTGGGGGACAACTTTGTGGATTCGGCCCCGCTCGGCTCTGTAGAGCAAAAGGGTGTCCCTACGAGCGTAGAAGCGTCTCAACTCTCCAGGGCTCTCACCCTCGCTGAGATGGGCGTCAAGATGGCGAAGGAACAGCAGGATGATGCTGATTGTCCCTGCGTGACAGGCCGCGCAGACCTCGCCTTCATCAACCTTGGCTACCAGGTTAAGACGATCAATTCTTCTTCGCCCGACGCATCGAGCCTCTTCGCCACGCCAAGCGATCAAGGCACTATCTTTGAGAATACAGCAGCAGTGACAGCCGAGGCTCTAGGGGGCCCTGTCTCTGTGGGAGATGAATCCCGCCTTCAACGAAATCTCTCTACCCTGCAAGCTCTGCAAACACAGAATCAAGAGCAAATCGCGATCGCGAAAGAGAGGCTGGACGCTCTACAGAGCAGCAATAACAGCAAGACGCAACAAGGTGCGACTGCGATAAAGGCAGCAGCTCAAGAGCTGGCTAAGTTGCAAGAGACTGGTGCAGCTTTTCCAGCTCAGATCACGAGCATTCAAAGCGAAATCACGACGATGCAGAGTCAGAGCACAGGGTCGAATGGCTCGGCTTTCGCTGGCACACCCAAGGCGCTCATTTCTCGTGTGGACGCCTTCTTGACTAACCTCTACACGGCTCTCGACACACCTCACCAGAAGCATGAGGGCGAGCTTCGAGGGGACTACATGCCGGGAGGTCCGCTCTCTTCGACACCCAATGCAGATTCGAGCTTCGGGACACCAAATCCTTCTCAATTCGCACCTCCGTTTTCAGCTCCCAATCGCTTTGAGTTGGGTGACCCTGAGGCGCTTGCCGGAAGCGTGCGAACGAACGCGCACAACATCTCCAAGACGTGGGATGACTTTGGCAAGAAGCTGCGTAGCTCTACAACTCGTACCAAGTTGGAACGTGAGATCCAAAAAGATACGGGGGACATCGCGCGGCTCACCGCAAGGAAAGAGCAGCTCGAAAACGCCTCGAAGTACACGTTCACTGGATTCACGGATCGGAAGGCGGAGATCGCTGACCTGGATTCTCAGATTCAAAAGCTGGAGCAAGAGGTGGCGAAGAACCAACTTAAGCTCTACCAACTTCCGACGACGTAAACGAGGCTCCCTGTGGCGATCGATATTCCCCGCTACCCTATTGGCCACGAAATCGGCAAAGGCTTTGTCGATACAGGGGATCCGTATGGGCTCAAGCTCGGGCTCATCACGCGCGTTGACGAGATCAACCTTAAATGCGACGTGAAGGTGATCACAGGCGGCGGTGGGGATCGCTTCGAACTAGATCTCACGCAAGCTCTCGCGGGTGGCCGTAGCTTTTGGGGAGGCATCCCTGAAGTCAACTCCCTCGTGATTCTCGGCTACCGGCGCAGGCACAAGAATCTCCAAGAGGCAATGATTCTAGGTTACGTTCCACAAGGGAACAGGGCCGCTCTACGTTTTGATCCCGTGTCCTCTGATGACCCTTCTGAGATCGACCCGGAGGACAAAGAACTCTACAACCAACTCTTTGGGGGGGTGTCTCGTCGGCGACGCTTGATGTTGCGTCCTGGTGATGTCGGCGGCATGTCTTCGGACGGCTCGGAGTTCACACTCACCAAAGACATCCGCATGTCGAATCGTGCGGGTGATCTCTTTGAGCTTCGGGACACGGATCGCACCCTTGTTGCTCAATCGATCCATCGTGTCGAAAGCGAAGCAGGTGTTTTCAGGACATCGGGGCCGGTTCGACGTGGGGGTTTCTACCTCCCTCCCGACATCTTGAGGGCGGATGGGAAGACACTCAAAGGCGCCCCCGACCCTGACACAGGGCAGTTGGGTGTTGAGCGCTATTTCGGCAGAGATGTCGTCAAACGCTTCACCAATGGCTCGAACGTCCTTTTGGACAGCTTCAACGACACCACGAATTTCCCGCCCGTAACGTACTCAAACAGCCGACGTGTTCACTACCCTGTGACAACACCTGGTGTGACATTTGAGGATGTAGACACAGGCGGAGGTTCTGAGCCCTTCACCGAGTGGCGCATGGAAATGGCTCACTCCACGGACATGACACAAGAGGTGCGCGAGGAAATCGACGGCTTCCAGATGGGCCGTCAACCCGTGTACATCGAGCAGGTCATGGGTACGGTGGTTGGTAACGACACGTCCTCAGACGTTGGAATGCAGCAGTACGGACGACTCTTGCGTCCCAAGGTCTTTGACGACTTCCAATCCACCAGTCCTGGCGTCTTCACTCTTGAAGAGGTTCCTCGGTTACCCACAGATGACCTTGAGGCATTCACAACAGCGGGAGCCTATCTCTTTCGGATCAGCCCTCCCGCCACATCTCCAATTCGCCCTGTAGACAATAGCGTCTTTGCGGTGGCCGTTAGCAAGCAAGGCAAGCTCTTTGTCAACATCCCGGGCTCGCGCGTCGAGCGCTACCCCTCTGGGACCAAGAACGTGTCCGCAGAGGTGAACATGGACGGCGCCCTCAAGATGCGTCTTGGGGCTTCACGGCCAGACGGTGTGGCGCTTCATTTGACGCTAGAAGGTAGTGCCATCTTCGACTTTCGCGGGGGTGCCTCGGGGCAAGGCTTGCAGTTTCGAAGCCACAGCTCGATGAACTTCACCTGCCAAGGCGCCCAAGATGCTGAGGGCAATGCGGGCTACGCTTGGACCGAAGACCTCCAAGGCAATCGGTACAGCTACTGCTCTGCGGACAGCATCCAGAACGTAGGTGGCACCAAGCAAACCACGGTCAACGGTCTCTGTGCTGTTCAGTCCGATCGTTGGGCTCTGAACGCGACATCAGGCGCTTCTCACAACGTGGGACAGCTCGACTTCACGTGCTCAGGCAAGAGTCAGTACAACTACGCTCTTCAAGTCCTAGAGAACATCATCACAGGG